CGGTTTGAGCGCAAGCGACCTTGTTACAACGTACAACGATTTTGAGACTGGCATGAGTGCCGTGAAGTCTCTATCCGGTGCAACGAACGAGGAATTTATCCAGCTAAAGCAAACTGCAAAAGACCTCGGTGCGACAACTGCGTTCAGCGCGTCTGAAGCATCCGAGGGTATGCAATACCTCGCTATGGCTGGTTGGGATACGAACGAGATTATTGCGGCTATGCCCGGTCTGCTGGACTTGGCCGCAGCCGGAGCAACTGACCTTGGTGCGGCGGCAGACATCGTTTCCGACGTGATGACCGCAATGGGCATGGAAGCGAATGAAGCCAGCCGGGCCGCAGACGTATTCGCCAAAGCAGCCACATCTTCCAACACGACCGTAGAAATGCTGGGCGAAACCATGAAGTACGCTGCACCCATCGCGCACACCTTCGGCATGAGCCTCGAAGAGGTGTCTGCTTTGGCTGGCATGATGGCAAACGCAGGTATCAAGGGTAGCCAAGCCGGTACGGCCCTTCGTGCTTCTCTGCTGCGTATGTCGAAGCCCACGACGGACATGCAGAAGACCATGACCGAGCTGGGCATTTCCTTTACGGATGCAAACGGAAACATGAAGAAAACCGGCGACATCGTGCGAATGCTCGAAAAGTCGTTCACGGGCCTGTCTGAATCCCAGCGCCTTGAGGCCGCGCAGACGTTGTTCGGCACGGAAGCCGCCAGCGCATGGCTTGGCATCCTCGATCAGGGCGCAGATACCTACGAGAGCTTCGCAGAACAACTGAACAACGCCAAAGGCGCGGCAGACGAAATGGCAAAGACGCGCCTCGACAACCTCGCTGGCGACCTTGAGGAAATGGGCGGCGCGCTCGAAACAGCCAAGCTCGAAATCATGGACAAGCTGAATCCGTACCTGCGTGAAGGCGTACAGTGGCTAACGGCGAAAATCCCCGCCATTCAGGAGAAGATTGAGCAGCTTATCGACAGCGGCATCTCCAAAGCGAAGCAGCTCAAAGAATTTCTTTCGGGCGTGTTCAACGGCGCTGATTTTCAGAATGCGGATGGATTCGCCGATAAGTTCTTTGTTGCGTGGGATAAAATCATCGCAGAACCGTTCAATGACTGGTGGAATGGCGGCGGTCAGGAAATCATGCTTGGTGCCATCTCGAAGTTCGGCAAAAGCGCGGGCGAACTGCTCAACGGCATTGTGACCGGCGTGTTTGCAGCACTCAAAGGCGAAGAAATCGACTTTGAGGGAATGAACATCACTGGCATCGCCAAAGCCGGTGCACAGATGGCAAAGGAATTTGTTTCTGCGTTCATGAACGGGCTTGACTTCGGCGATCTCGCTGGAAAAATGCCCGGCCTGATGAAGGCTGGAATGATTGGTTTTGGTGCACTCAAGGTTGGCAGTGGTGCGTTCAGCGTAGTGAAAACCTTTGGCCAACTCAAAGCCGCGTTTGGCGGCGTAACATCTGCTGCAGCGGCTGCTGCCCCTGCTGTGCAGACAGTCGGAACGACCGCAGCAGCTTCCGCTGTCGGCATCGGCAAAGCCAGCGTCATTCTCGGCGGCCTGAAAACCGCCCTTGCTGCCATTCCTGTTTGGGGATGGGTGGCAGCGGCAGCGCTTGTGGCACTTGGGGCGGGATATGCAATCTACAAGAATGCTCAGGCTCGCCATGAGCAGGATTTGCTGCACGCAGGAGACAAAGTACAGGACGCGGCGACCGCCTATGAAACCAGCGCAAAGCGTGTGAATGATGCGGTTGGCACGATTCAGGACATCAAGGAAGTCAAACTCAAGATCGCCAATTACGATTCGGAGAATCAGGATAGAATCACTCAGTTGAAAGCAGAACTGGCCGGAATTGAAAACCGGGAAGTTTGGCTGACCGCTCGCCTGTCTGATACTTCGCTTACGGAAAGTGATATTGCCGCATACAATACGGAACTAAAGGAAATCAAAGACCGCAAGGCTTACATCGAAGCGCAGCTTGCCTCTGGCACGCTGACCGCCGAAGAAGTGACCACCTATCAATCTGAGCTGGATAAGCTCAATGGGCGCGAAGTTGAACTTGAAGCAGCCCTTGCCGCTGGAACGCTTACACCTTCCGACATAGCGGCATATCAGGCCGAACTTGATAAGCTGAAAAGCCGAAAGGTCGAGATTCAGGCCGAACTTGCTGCGTCCAGCGTAACTCCGGAAGCTATCCAGACCTATGCAGGTCAGCTTGCTGTTTTGCAGAGCCGCGAGGAAAAAATTAAGGTAGCTCTTGCTTCCGGCACGTTGACTGCGGAAGAAGCGGCGGCTTATGAGAGTGAACTTGAAATCATCAAGAGCCGTGAAGAAAAGCTCTCCGTAAAACTCGAAGGGCTTGGGCTTACGACTGCTGGTATTGCTCTTGCTTCGAGCCTCATGGGTTCGATTGATGGCAAAAAAGCCGAAGTCAGCGTCATTCTCTCCGAAACGAGCCTGACGAAAGACCAGATTGAAAGCTACACAACAGAGCTGTCCGGCATCTACACTCGCGAAGCAGAAATTGAGTTGACGCTCGCTGGTTCTTCCTTGTCTGAAGCTGAAGTGAAGCAGTACAAGGAAGCACTCGAAGGCGTCAAATCCAGAAGTGTAGAAATTGAGGCGAAAATAGCTGAGGGCGGGCTTACCGAAGCGGAAATTGCGAGCTTGTCCAAAGAATACGAATCCTTGAAGACGAAGGAAGCGGCTATCACGCTTATGCTGTCTGGTCAGAGCCTGACGGAGGCGCAGATCAAGGAAATCGCAGGCGAATATGACCGGCTGGAAGATCGCCGTGCTGAGATCAACGCCGAGTTGAACGAAGCTGGCCTGAGTATAGACGAGCTCAAGAAACTGTCTGATGCCATGATGACTATTGGCGACAAGACTGCCGTGCTCAACTTCTCGTTTGCTGGCGGCAGCTTGAAGACAGAAGACCTTCAAGCCTACAATGCGCAGCTTGAAGAGCTGTACGGTAATCTTATTGACCTCAGCGGCGGGCAGATCACGCAGGACGACGTGAACGCTGGGCGTGTCACCGAGGAACGTCAGCAGCAAGTGTCCGATACGCTGGCGACTGAGGCCAACACGAAGCTGATTGAGCTTGAAACCAGCCTCGTCCAGAGCCGTCAGCTTATTCCTGAGCTTGTTGAAAGGCGTGGCGAATACCAGCAGCAGTACGAAGTGGATAAAGCCGTGCAGGACAGCCTGTCCACGGCGCGAGGCAATTTGATGCAGCTCGAAGCTGACCGAGCGAATTTGGTTGCTCAGGACGATCTTCAGTACGCAAGGCGTAGATCGGGAGAAATCACGTCCGATCAGTACGATACTTGGTACGAAGAGACGTTCATGCCCGGAATCCAAGGCATTCAGGAAAGGTATACGAATGAAGTTGCTCCGTATGCGATTGATAACTACGGGCTTCCTCTTGTTTCTCAGGGCATACCTGCGTTCGACTGGTTGCTGGACGGTTCCTATTTCGGTTCGCTTCTCGGCACCATTCAGGATGCAGAAACGAGAGCCTCGAATACCACGGAATCGAACAATGCCGATTATATCAAGTACAACGATCAGCTAAAGGGCATCTACGGCGGCGAAGTTTCCCTTCTGACTGGCAAAACCTTCGAGGGAACCGCTCAGGCGGGTATGAGCCTTGAGGAAATCGCCGCGAGCTATTCCGAACTTGATTCTGTCGGACAGCAATTATTCCAAGACGCTGTGATGGCGCTTCAGCAGTTGAATGCACAGACGGACTACCTCGCCGAAAGCGACAAGACGCAGCCTGTCGAGGTCGTTGAGATTGCTGCAAAAGCTGAGGTCATGCAGCAGGTGCAGCAGCAGGTACAGGCTGTAACAACGCAGTACACGGCCAT